ATCTATCCTCGTAGAAGCGATCAAAGAACTATCAGATAAGGTAGACAGTAATAAATGTAAATGCATGGAGTGATAGATGACCATTGAATCATCTGGAGCAATATCACTAGGTACGACAGCAGGAGCGAACAGAAGCATCTCTGCTGAGTTTGGTGGCACAGTACCACACGCACTAAGTGAGTATTACGATGCAGCATCAGGCGTACCAGCAAGCGGTGAGATTAAGTTCTCTAACTTCTATGGCAAAAGCAATATCGTATTTACGCTATCCGCTATATCACCATCTATTTACGATTACTCATTAAGCACAGCCACAGCAGGTCTTAGAGTTGGTGCAGATGGTTATATCTATGCTCTAGGAAGTGAAGCACCAGTTAACAGCACAAGCTCTTATACACAAATGAACACAAGCACAGACTGGATAATCCCTAGAACAGGAATGTCTAGTTATTATGTTTATGCAACAAAGATATCTGGGGACAACCTAACATCAGGAACGCTTAATTCTTACTTATCATTAGCAAGCGACCAGACATGGCAATTAAGTAACTCTACTGACGGAACAACTAAGACAACAGTCATAGAAATATCATTATGGGATAATGGTTCAGGAACTGGTTCAGCGTTAGCTACCAGACAATTTACAATAACAGCAGAAAACGACTCAGCATAATGGCACTCGTACCTATACAATTACCCTCTGGCATCTACCGAAACGGAACAGACCTACAAAGCTCTAATCGTTGGCGTGATGCTAACTTAGTACGTTGGGTTAATAACACAATGAGACCAATAGGCGGATGGCAAGTTAAAAGCCAGACTGCTGCTAATGCAACACCACGAGGAATGTTGGCTTGGACTGACAATTCTGGTGATAGATATGTTGCTGTAGGAACTTACAATAAACTTTACGCTTATAATGTAACAGGTGTTCAATACGACATCACACCAACTGGATTCACAGCAGGTCAAGAAGATACCAGCGAAGAATTTGGATTTGGTACTGGATTGTTTGGATATGAATATTTTGGAACACCAAGAGCTGAAGATTCTACACCAGCACAAGCTACCACATGGGCATTAGACAACTGGGGACAATACCTAATCGGATGCACAAGAGACGATGGCAAGATATACGAATGGCAGTTAAACACAGGAACTCCAGCCGCAGTTGTTACAAACGCACCTACAAGCAATGAATCTATTGTAGTTACAGAGGAAAGGTTCTTATTTGCTCTTGGAGCAGGTGGTAATCCTAGAAAGGTACAATGGTGCGATAGAGAAGATAATACATCATGGACACCATTAGCAACTAACGAAGCAGGTGACATTGAATTAGAGACATCAGGCAAGATTATGTGTGGTGTTAAGACAGAAGGTGAGACACTGATCCTCACTACTAACGATGCTCATGTAGCCAGATATCAAGGACCGCCATACGTCTATGGATTCCAGAAGGTAGGAACATCATGCGGTATCGTGTCACAGAAAGCCTTTGCTAATACAGACTTTGGCGTACTGTGGATGGGCAAGAAATCATTCTTTTATTATTCTGGTGGTCAGGTTAATAAACTGCCATGTGATGTCAATGACTACATCTTTAGTGATATCAATACTACTCAATACGCTAAATGTTGGGGAGTCACTAATGGCAGATATGGAGAGGTATGGTTCTTTTACTGCTCATCAGCATCTAATGAAATTGACAGATACGTTACCTATAACTATGTCGAAAAGACATGGGCTATCGGTCAGTTAGACAGGACATCAGGTGTCGATCATGGTTCATTTGAGCAACCATTATGGGCAAAGGCATCAGACAATCATTTTTACGAGCATGAAGTCGGATTTAACTACGACTCATTGACTCCATTTGCAGAGAGCGGACCATTAGCGATTGCAGAAGGCGATAATGTAGCCTCAGTCACGCAACTAATACCCGATGAAAGGACACAGGGCGAAGTAACGACAACCTTCAAGACAAGATTCTATCCAAATGATACCGAGAGATCATACGGACCTTATACAATGACAAATCCAACAGACGTAAGATTTACTGGCAGACAATTCAGGATGCGAGTAACAGGCTCAGTGCTAGGTGATTGGAGAGTCGGCATCATAAGACTCGATATGGTAGCTGGTGGCAGAAGGTGATTGAGTTACCACCAAGCCCGACAGATAACAAATGGCAAACATACGTTCAACGCCTAAGTCGTTATCTGGTTAGGACTAAAGATAAGTTGACACAAAAGACTCAAGACGAGTCAGCATCAGATGATGGCGTAATCCTCTGGGATAGAGTAAACAAATACCCAGTCGTCTCTAAAGACGGAGAGTTTAAACAAATTATACTTGAGGATGGTCATGCTAATCTTATACGTTCTACTGATGTCACAGCTGCTCTTGTTGACACTGCTTACGCAATCGAATACGACACACCAACAGGCAATGTCGGAATATCTCTTGATGGTACGGATGCGACTAAGATTGTATTTGCTGAAGCTGGAGAATATCTACTTAACTTTACAGCTCAAATTGCATCATCATCAGCAAGCACAGTAAACTTTTATTTTTGGGCTAGACAAAACGGAACAGACGTAGCAACCACTACGATGAAAAATGCACTTCACCAAAATAATGCTACCCTAGTAGTATCAAGAAGTGCTATATTTAACTTTGAAGCTAACGATTATCTACAAGCTATGTGGGCTGTAGATAGCACCAGTGGAACATTAGATGCAACAACAGCAACAGCCTTCGCACCAACATCGCCATCAACCACTCTATCAATCACACGAATACACGGTTAAAGAGTTCACACGATGCCAGCAATGGATGGAAAATGCTTTATCATATTCTGGGTATACGCATGAAATTATTGACGTATTTCATGCTATAATCAGGGGTGATATGCAACTATGGGCTGCTGAACAAGGATGTTTGGTAACTGAAATTATAGTATATCCACGCAAAAAAGTGTTACATATCTTTCTTGCAGGTGGAAAACTAGAATGTTTAACCGATATGCATGATGATGTCATAGAATGGGCTAAGTTGCAAGGATGTAGTGCTTTATCTCTATCTGGAAGGATGGGGTGGAAAAGGGCTTTAGAAAGGTTTGATTGGAAACCTACATTTTTAACATTAGTAAAAGAGTTTTAATATGAGTTCAAAAGGTGGAAAAGGCGGTAGCACAACACAGTCAGTATCAGCAGACCCAGCATTAGAGGCAGCAGCCAGAAGGACAGGTCAAAGGTCTGAAGATATATCAAGAATAGGTTTTACACCTTATTACGGTCCTGATGTAGCAGGATTTACACCAATGCAAAAAATGTCTATGCAAAACATAGCCAATCAAGCAGCTGCATTTGGTTTGTTAGCCCCTACAGATGTAACTTCAGGTATGCCCCAGCCAACAGACTACGGTATGGTATCTGGTTATTCATCAGGCGATCTATACGATATGGCTATGAGAGAATATGCTAATAGAAGACCAGAGCAATATCAAGCAATATCAAATCAATTTGTTGGTATGCCAGATTATAGCTCTCCTGATTATCGACCCGCAGGACCACCTTTAATTTCACCAAAAGAAATTTACGATGGTAGAGTTCCTGATTTAAGCAATCAAGGAAGTCCTTACAAAAGAAGTAAGCGTGGGGTAATGAAGTAATGGCTACAGCAGCAGGTCAGGCACAACAGCCTTTTAATATAAACCAAGCAGTTGCTCAAGGAGTCCAAGCTGCTGGCATGACAACAGCAGGTGGTCTTGGTTATCAAGCACCACAATTAGCAACCACTAATCTACAGCCTTACATGAATCCTTATGAGTCACAGGTAGTAGGACAAACCTTATCTGACTTAGAAAGATCAAGGCAGATGCAACAAAATATGATAGGCGCACAAGCAGGTGCGGCTGGTGCATTTGGTGGCTCAAGACAAGGTATTGCAGAAGCAGAAACAAACAGAGCGTTTGCAGAGCAAGCAGCAAGAACAGCAGGTCAGTTAAGAGCGGCTGGATTTGGTCAGGCTCAACAAGCAGCAATGGGAGATATTAGTAACAGAATGTTGGGTCAACAAAGACAGCAACAAGCTGCGGCTCAGCTTGCTGATATATCTAATTTAGGATTTGGATTAGGAAGACAAGTAAATATGGACTTAGCGCAACAAGGAATGATGCAACAGGCATTGCAACAACAATTAATGGATGCGGCTAGACAGCAGTATGCTGGATTCCAACAATCTCCATATCAAGCATTACAAACTCAAATGTCTGGATTACAGGCATCTGATCTTGGAAACAGAACAACTACTAGCCAAAAACAAGCAGGATTGTTTGATTACTTATCATTAGGTCTAGCTGCAATGAATCCAACGGCAAGTTTAATGAACGCATTTACAAATGCTGCTTTAGCAAAGAAAGAATCATAATATGGCAACAAACGACTGGTTAGAAGAACAAGCTCGAATAAGAGAAGCAAGAATGAATGCAGAATCTGTTTACAGAGACAGAGCATTACAATTACCTGAAAATATTTTCAATAGTTTTACTGACTGGGCAGGTGGGCTACTATCTAATTCTCAAGTTCCTTTAGTACAGCCAGATGCAGAACAAGTTGGCAGAGCTGCGTCAGAAGGAGCAAGTTTTTTAGGTAGAACTGTAGCAGACATAGCACAAGGGATTGCTCAAGGGTATGAAGATTTTCAAAGAGGTTATAACGAAAGACGTTATTATGACGAAGATGATATACCAGCTGGATTTACTCGTGAAACTTGGTGGAATTTAGGACCACAAGGAAGATTAGATTATTTAACTAGAGCAAGCGCAGCTGGCGAGTTAGTAGGAAGAAATGTTGGAATACTTGGAAATAGAGGATTTCGTAGTGGTGATTTTAGCCAAGAAGAACAAACAAATGATATTGAATTAATAAGAGATCAATACAGAACTCCAGAACAAATAGCAGAATCCAGAAGGCAAAGAAGCCTTGAGAGAAATTTAACTAGACCTGAATTATTATTTAGACCAGAAACTTTGTTTAGTGGTGGAGCATTACCAATGACAGCTAATCAAAGAGCAGCATCAATATCTGGCGTAGATGAGGAAGGAAATCCTATTTATAGCCAATCAATGATGCCATCAGAAATAGATATGATTCAAAGAGGTTCTGATATTAGCCAAAGAATGTCAGCAGCAGAAGGAGCAACCGTAACAAGAGAACCTGTTTTAGATGCAGACGGAAATCCAGTTAGAGGTCCTAGACAGCCTGTTTTAGATGAAAATGGAAAACCAGTTATAGGTCCTGACGGAGAGCCAGTTACAAGAGAAGGAGATATTGTTACAAGATCAGTGGTAACTGGTGGTGGTACTGGTAGCGGTTTATTATCTCCTACTATTGCACAAGATTTATACTCTACTCCAGAGGGTCAAAAAATATTAGGCAATGCACAACCTTTTACTGGAGAAAAAGAAGATACAGACAAAGGATTTCTTTCTGGCTTTGGAAAAAGAGCGCAAGGAATACTTAAAAAAATTGGAGTGGCTCAAGAGCAAAACCCAGAAGCATTTGATAGGCTAACAATGGCATTGTCAGGAATGTCAACATCGCCTAACATTGGATTGCAACAATCTATACTGCAAGACCAAGCAGATAGAGCAGAATTAAATAGAGCTGTTTTAACGCAACTTCAGTCAGAAACACCATTTACAAGGCAAGCAGCTGCTGACTTTGCTGAATGGGCTGCTGGTGGTGAAGCAGAATTAAGAGGTGATATGAACGTTTTATCTCAACTAACAACTGCTTTAGCTAATACTCAAAACGCAAGTGGACCGTTAGTAGGAAACCTTCCTGACACAATTAGACAAATGATTCCTTCATTAGCAGAAGGTCAAAACATACAACAAGGAATTGAAAGTATAGCTCAAAAAAATCTAAGAAGAATACTTGGAGGTCAATTTACTCAAAGAGAAGGAGAAATGTTACTTGCAAGAGTATTTAATCCAAGAGCGCAAGAGCAATACAATGTTGAAAGAGCAAGAAGACTGCTTGAAACATTGCAAGAACAATACATGCAGAAACAAGCGGCTTATGATTATTATTTGCAAAATGGAACAATAGAAGGATTTAGAACAGGTGTAACTAATCTTGCAGACCTTGAAAACCAGTTTGCAGATGAGTTGTGGTCTATAGCTGATGAATATAGCAATAAACCAAGCAATATAGATGATGCTGTTTGGAGAACAATGAGACCAGATCAAAGAGCATTATTTACTACATCATAATATTATGGCTTTTACTAGAGAACAACAAGCGGCAATAGATGATGCTACATCTAGGTTAGAACAATCACAGCAACCTGTAGAATCACAAAGATTAAGAAGTGCGGCTCAAGGTCTTACTTTTGGATTTTCTGACGAAATAGAAGCATACATTAGAAGTCTTGGTGGTAGTGGTCCACAATACGAAGCTATTAGAGATGATATAAGAAGAAAATTATCTGCTTATCAAGAATCCAATCCAACAGCTTCCATAGGATATGAAACATTAGGAGCTTTAGCACCTACAGCATTATCTTTATTAAGCGGAGTTGGTGCTGGTGCTGGTGCTGGCAATATAGCAAGATTAACTGGTCAAGCAGGAACATTAGCAAGACGAGGAACTAACGTAATACCGCAAGCAGCTACTCTTGGTGGTAGATTGCCACGAATAGGAAGGGGTGCTGCTTTAGGCGCAACTTATGGTGGCTTATATGGAATGGGAACAGCTGAAGGTAGTTTTGATGAAAGATTAGAGCAAGCAAGAGAATTTGCAGGAACGGGTTCTTTGTTTGGTTTGGGGGCGCAAGCTGTTGCAGGACCATTAAGGTTTGTTGGTGGATTAGCTTTAAGACCTATTAGTCAAAGGTTAAGAAATGTAAAAGGACCTAAAGATTTGTCTGACATTCAAAAAACTATACACGATCATACAGAATATGTTTATAAGCAGCTAGATACTTATGATAATAATTTAAATTCCAGTACTTTAAATGCAGCTTTAAATGACTTAAAACAAGAAGCAACTGCAAAATTTAATTATCAAAGAGATTTACCTAGATCGTCTAGTGCATTACAAGATTTAACAACTGATGGCTTTCAAGACATGGAAGCTATAATTAGAAGGGGTCAAAGAAAAGATATACCTCAATCGCTTTCAGATAATTTAGATCAAACAAGGAAAAAAATTAATCAATTAAGCAAACAGGGTATCAACAATAAAAACCTTAAAGAGATATCAAGATTAAAACAAACAGAGGAAAATATATTAAAACAAATAGATGCAATTCCAGAGCAAGGCATATCTCTCAAAGACTTACAACAATTAAAAATAAGATTAAATAAATTATACAAAGCCTCTACAAGAGGTTCTAGCGCAGAACAACCAATGTTGTTAGCTATGGGAAATAAAATAGATGATGTTGTTAAAAATATGGGTGATGGCTCTGAAATATGGAAAACGGCAAAAAATCTATACAGAGTTGAACAAAATATGGAAAGGATTGAAAGGGCTTTTGATAAAGCAAAAAGACAAGCCCAAGCAGGTGTTAATGTTGACGAAGTTTCTTATTACAAAAGAATGGCTAACAATCTTTTAAACTCTAGTGATGCAGGTTTTTTTAACGATGACGAAATAGCTTTGTTAAGGCAATTTGTTGAGGGAAATTTAGTTGATAATATGCTTAGACAGCTTGGAACTTATGCTCCGAGTAGTGGTAATTTCATGAGGCTTATGGCTGTTGGTGGCGCATTTGCAAGTAATGGAGCTACAATTCCATTTACAATTTTATCTCAATTAGCAAAAACTACTTCAAATGAAAGAATGAGAAATAATGCGAATGATTTGGTCAAAGAAATGTTAAAGGCAAATCCAAAAGTATTAGAAGAAATAGGGCTTACTGCTAGAGAATTAAACCTTCCTGCATATACAGCTACAAGCGGATTAAATAGAAACATAATTCAAAGATCATCTGGTCCTACTGTAGGAACAATTAATGAATTAATGAATCCACAACAAGAGTTTACACCAGAACAAGAAGCTGCTATTGCAGATGCTACAGCAAGGTTAGGACAATGAAGCCAAAGAAATTAAAAGAACAAGATATAGAAAACATTATCTCTAATGCAGTTGATGATGCTGTAGACTTTCACGAATCTGAAATATCACCAGAGCGTGTTAAGGCACAACGATACTTTGATGGCGAAGTAGATATCGGTTATGAAGAAGGTCGTTCTAAAGTTGTATCTACCAAAGTAAGAGATGTTATTCGTTCTATTAAGCCTAGCTTAATGCGTATCTTTTTATCTAACGAAAGACCTGTAGAGTATGTACCGAAAGGTCCTGAAGATTTTGCCAATGCCGAGCAAGCTAATAGCTATATGCACTGGAAGTTTCAAGAAATGGGTGGTTATAAAATCATCAATGATGCTTTCCATGATGCTTTGCTCAAGAAGGCTGGTATTGTCAAAGTTTATTGGGAAGACTACCAAGAAGCCAAATCTTATACATTTGAAAACCTTAATGACGATGAGTTTGCTCTTATTGTTAATGAAGACAACATAGAAGTATTAGAGCATAGCGAAACTGTTGAAATAGAAATAGACGAAACAGGCGTAGAAGTAGAAAGAAAGAATCACGGTATTAAGATTCTTAAAACAGAAGACAAAGGCAAACTTTGCGTAGAGTCTGTACCGCCAGAAGAATTCTTTGTAGACAGAAATGCTAGAAGCATAGATAACTCTTATGTAGTAGCACACAGAACAGAGATGCGTGTCGGTGATTTAGTTGAAATGGGATATGACTTTGATGAAGTATACAACTTATCAGGACTAACCGAATCAGGAACAATGGTCGATGAAGAAGAACACGCAAGACGTGGTTACTTTAAAGACAGAACCGAAGAAAGCCATCAAGACCCATCAATGAAAATGGTACTGGTTACTGAAGCCTACATGAAAATGGATATAGAGGGTTCAGGCGTACCTATGATGTATAAGTTCTTACTAGGTGGCAGTGGTTACAAATTACTAGACTACGAAGTATGCGATGGTATTCCTTTTGCAGTCTTTGAGTGTGATCCAGAACCTCATGCTTTCTATGGTCGTTCTGTAGCTGATTTAGTGATTAATGACCAAGACGCTACAACATCTATGCTTAGAGGTATTCTTGATAACGTAGCACTCTCTAATAACCCACAGCTGGGTGTCGTTGAAGACGTTGTTAATATGGATGACGTACTGAATAACGAAATAGGAGCTATTATCCGTATGCGTCAAGCAGGTGGTATAGAGCCTATTGGTGTACCGTTTATAGCAGGTGCAACACTTCCTGCACTACAGTACATGGATGAAATTGTAGAAACTAAAACAGGTGTATCAAAAGCATCATTAGGGTTAGACCCAGATGCACTTAAAAATACCACTGCAACCGCTGTAGCTACCACTGTATCAGCAGCTGCTGGTCAAGTAGAAGTTATAGCAAGAAACTTTGCAGAAGGCGGTATGAAACAACTGTTTAGATTAATGTTACACGAAATGATTAAAAATGCTGATGACTCAGTATTTATGCGTTTGAATGGTCAGTTTGTTCCTATAGACCCTAGAGTATGGAATACCAATATGGATATCTCTGTCAACGTAGGATTAGGCACAGGTAAAGAAGACGCTAAACTTGCATCACTGAATCAGGCTCTTGGCATGCAAATGCAGATATGGCAGAACTATGGACCTATGAACGGTCTCGTCAATATGACTCAGATTAGAAATACGTTAGCTGATATGTTAGCTATTTCTGGTGTTAGAAATGCTGACAGATACTTTATGCCAATGACTCCTGAAGTCGAACAAATGTTATTACAGCAACAACAACAGATACAGCAACAAATGGCATCACAGCAACAAGACCCGAATCAAGCCTACTTGCAGGCTGAACAGATGAAAGCTCAGTCTAAGATGCAGACAGACATGATGAAGGCACAGTTAGATGCACAGAAAGCCGTTGCGGCTGATGACTTGGCACGAGATAAGATGGACCAAGACTTGATTATTAAAGCAGCTGAGATTGTTGGAAGGTACGACACAGAACTAGATAAAGCTGAAGTACAAAGATTACAAGCAAGAGAACGACAGTTCGGGCAATAGATGGATATAAAACAAAGAGCAGCCAATGCAAGGTCATTGCTTGCAAACGAAAGTTTTAAGCAAGTATTAGAAGAAATAAAGAATGACCAAATAAAAGTATTCTTAAATAGCAGTAGTACATCTGCTGATATTGAAGAAGCGCACTCCGTTGTGAATGCGATACAGAAAATCGAACATCATCTCCAATCATCTATAAATGACGAGAAGATATTTGATAAGAAAAACAACTAATAAAGGAGATCAGCACCGATGGATATATCGACTGAAAAACCAGAAGAAATAGTAATAGATGGGTCAATAGAC